TTCCGTACCGCTCGTCGTTCCATGAATCTACTCACTATCGAGTGGATTAATCGTGGGATAAATCTTTGGACCATTGAGCAAGGTCAGATTGTTATGAACACGGGGCAGGCTATCTACGCCTTACCTGTGGATACGATCGACCTTCTTGATTGTGTGACTAGACAGTACAACGGACAGCAGACTAACCAGATTGACATCAACGTGTCTCGGATTTCCGAGTCTACGTACATGTCCATTCCTAATAAGAATGCGACAGGTAGACCGATCCAATTCTGGATAGACCGGCAGACTGGGGCTATTCCTACGATCCCCAACACTACGTTGGATGGGGCGATCACAGCTACGGATACGACGATCACTCTGACTTCAGTTCTGAATCTTCCTACAACTGGGTTTATCAAAATTGATAACGAGGTTATTGGGTATCAGAACGTAGTAGGTAACCAGATCCTGAACGCTTGGCGTGGGCAGAACGGAACCACAGCGGTTTCTCACCTCACCGCTACTCCGGTGTACAGCTATAAGCTCCCGTGTGTGAACGTATGGCCTACGCCGAATCCTCCGGGTAATCAGTACACCTTTGTGTACTACCGCATGCGTCGTTTGCAGGATGCAGGTAACGGTACGACTACTCAGGACATTCCGTTCAGGTTTATACCTCCTATGGTAGCGGGCATGTCTTATTACCTGAGCATGAAGCTAGACGGTGTGGACGGTAACCGAGTGGCGGCTCTTAAGGCTGACTATGAACAGCAGTTTCAGCTCGCGGCTGACGAGGATCGTGAGAAGGCTACTGATCGGTTCGTACCGCGTAATCTTTTTTACTACAGATAATTATGGCTTTTGTATCTTCCGAAGCTAGGAAAGAATACAACGAGCGAAACAAAGAACGTATCGCGGAGCAAAAACGCGCCTATTATTTGGCTAACAAAGAGCATATAGACGCCCGTAACAAAGCATACGCCAAAGCCAATAAAGGGGTGATAAATAAGGCTAGCAGGAAATGGAGAGCCTCAAACCAAGAAAAGCACAAAGCCGCAGTGTATGCTTGGCGGGATGAAAACAGGGGTGCGTATAATGCGTTGTGCGCTAAGACGCGGGAAGTTAGGTCTCTTAGAGTGCCTAAATGGTTATCCGATGATTGCCATTGGCTCATTAAAGAAATCTACGACCTAGCTGAACTACGTACAAGTCTGTTTGGTTTTTCTTGGCATGTGGATCACATACTACCCCTACAAGGAAAAAACATTTCTGGTCTTCATGTTCCTTGGAACCTACAGGTAGTACCAGCCGCTTATAACCTACGTAAGAAGAATAGGTTTGAGGTAGCCGATGCCTAGTAAGTTCGCCTCCGGTAAACATTCGATCGCCCAGTGCGATCGATGCGACCAGCGTTACATGTTGAAGGAGCTCAGGATCCAAGTCCTGAAGACCAAGCCTTGGAGGATCAAGGTTTGTAAGACCTGTTGGGATCCGGATCATCCGCAGCTTCATCTCGGTATGTTCCCGGTTAATGATCCTCAGGCAGTACGCGATCCTAGGCCAGATGTGAGTTATTACATGTCAGGTACAACAGGACTACAAGACAATTTCACGGATGGGATTGTTCAGGATGGGTTTGGATACCCAGCAGGTGGTAGCCGAGTTATTCAATGGGGATGGAATCCCGTTGGTGGGGCTAGAGGATTTGATTCAGACTTGACTCCAAACAACTTGATTGGTAAGAGCCAAGTGGGTACAGTGACGATTACTACGAGTTAGGAGGCCATATGGCTAAGCATGATGATATCAAAGAGGATAAGAAGCTTATTAAGTCAGCCATTGGCGCTCATGATAAGCAGCTTCATGGGGGTAAGAAAACCAAACTGCCTTTCAAGAAAGGTGGAGTTACTTCTTTGGCTATGAAGAAAATGGGTCGTAATCTGGCTCGCGCAAAGAATCAAGGGTAATACGATGGCTAAAGTTATCGAGAACAAGCCTGCTGAAGCCTACGCTTCTAACGGTACTGATTTCAAATTGACCTACAAGACTGGCGCTAAAGTAATGACGGAGATGAATATCTCTGTTGGCGGCATCAGTAAAGGTAACTATGCGCCTGAGAATAAGAACGGCGTTGTAACTATGCGTGGCGCTGGCGCTGCTACCAAAGGCACTAAGTGCCGGGGTCCGATGGCCTAATGAATTATCAATCCCTTTACAACACGATACAGGCATACGCTGAGAATACGGAACAGCTGTTCGTCGCAAACATTCCGGTGTTTGTGCAACAGGCTGAGGAACGTATTTATAACTCAGTTCAGATTCCTGCGCTTCGTAGAAATGTAACGGGAACGATTACGTCTGGTAACAAGTACCTATCCCTTCCGGATGATTACTTGTCTACGTACTCATTGGCTGTCATCGATAACGATGGTGCTTACAACTACCTTCTGAATAAGGACGTTAACTTCCTTCGGGAAGCTTATCCTACATCCGGTGAAGTGGGTTTGCCTAAGTACTATTGCCTGTTTGGTTCTCAGTACGGGAATATTGATGAGCTGAGCTACATGCTGGCTCCTACTCCCAACCAGAACTACACGGTAGAGATGCACTATTTCTACTACCCTCCGACCATTGTGCAGGGGCAGATTACCTCGTTCAGTAATACCAATCCGGGTACGTTGTATACCAATGGGGTTTACCAAAATGTGGCTCTTACCGGAGGTACCGGTGTTTCTGCTACGGCTACGATCGTCGTACAGTCTCAGCAGATTTACTCTTGCACTTTGTCTTTTGGTGGCAACTTCTACGTTGTCGGGGACGTATTGGGGTGTTCCTCTTTAGGTAATTCAGGTACCGGATTTACTGTAACCGTAGGATCCATCTCTAATAGTACGGGCACAAGTTGGCTTGGGGACAACTACGATCCCGTTCTTCTGTATGGTTCTATGCGTGAAGCCATGCTGTTCATGAAAGGTGAGCAGGATCTCGTAGGTTACTACGAGCAGAAGTACCAAGAAGCAATGATGCAGCTTAACAGACTCGGTACTGGCCTTGAACGTGGTGACGCTTACCGTGATGGTCAAGCTCGAATTGGGCAGGTTAATCCATGATCGTACAAGGCTTAACGACCGTATTTCTTTACAACATCCTGAATGGTTCAGAGAACCTTTCGGTTGGGTCTCCATATACGTATAAGCTTGCGCTGTACACAGCAGATGCGTCATTAAGCAATTCTACTTTGGCCTATACCACCACCAACGAGGTTGTCGGTTCTGGGTATACCGCTGGTGGCATAGCACTTAGTTCTATTGGTACTTCGTACGATACGATCGCTAACGTGGCGTATGCCTCGTTCGCTGATGCTCTTTGGTCCCCCGCTTCTTTTACCTGTAGAGGCGGGTTAATTTACAATGGTAATACAGGTGCATCTGTATGCGTTTTAGATTTTGGTTCGGATAAAACGGCGACCTCTTTTTTCAAGGTAACCTTCCCAGCCAATAATGCGTTCAACGCAATCATACGTCTTGTTTAGGAGTAGTTATGCAAAAAGAACTTTCAAATTTTGGTGACCGTGCTGAGGCTACTCTGCAAGCGTACACCGCAGGTAATGAGACCCTTGGTGTACACGGTCACTTTCATGTCGTATGCCACGATAAGGACGGCAATCTGAAGTGGGAAGATGGTTTCCCCAATCTGGTTGTTGCAGCTGGTAAGCAGCTTATGTTGGACACCTTCCTTAAGGGCAGTGGTTATTCAGTTACCGGTCCTTTCCTTGGTCTTACCAATCAGAGCCTTACCCCAGCGGCTACGGATACGATGACAACGCTCGTATCTACTAATGCAGCTGAGTTCACTAACTATACGGTAGGCGGAACGAATGTTCGCGGCACTGTTACGTTTGGGTCAGCCACGTCTTCTGGTGCTACCCCTTCTAACGTAACTACTTCCACCGGGGCTTCTGTTACCTACTTAATTACTGGGGCTGGTGGCACTGTGTATGGCTGTTTTTTGGTTCTCGGTACCGGTGCTGTTAATACACAGAGTTCTACCGCAGGTACGCTCTACAGCGAAGGTAATTTCACCGCTTCTAAGGTGACCACCGCTGGCGATACGATTACTGTTACGTACAGCACGACCGCTACTTCTTAAGGGGGTCTTAAATGGCGTTAGTCATTAAAGATAGGGTATTAGAAACTTGCTCTAGTCCGGGGTCAGGTACTGTTACGCTCTTAGGAGCTGTTACTGGATATCAGACCTTCAATGCGGCAGTAAGTAATGGTAATACTTGTTACTACACTATAGCTGACCAAAGTGGTAGCAACTGGGAAGTCGGAGTAGGTACTTTTTCCTCTCCCGCTTCCTTAGCGCGTACGACAATCCTTGCTTCGTCCAATGGCGGCCTGATTGTTAACTTTAGTACTGGCGTTCAAAACGTATTCCTTACCTACCCGGCTGGTAAGGCTGTTACGACTGATACGTTGGCGTATCCTCCGGCAATCGGCGGTACCACCCCTGCGGCTGGGTCTTTTACGGTTCTTACCGCTACGGCTGATTCTGCGTTTACCTCTACCGGTGCGGTGCAGATTTCAAAGGGTACTACTGGTCAACAGCCGGGTAGTCCGGCTACGGGTATGTTCCGGTATAACACTACTACTAATCAGTTTGAAGGTTATAGTGGCGCAAGTCCGGGATGGAGTTCTTTAGGTGGTATTACTATTGCGGACGATACTACTTCCGCATCTACATATTATCCAGTATTTACTACCACTACTGGTGGCTCAATTACGGCTGAATATGTAAGTAGTACACATCTTACATTTAAACCTAGTACTGGTGATTTTACCGTATACGGAATTTCTACCGCCTCTTCTTTTGGAGCTAAGTCCGGCGCTGGGGGCACAATAACGCTATCTCCAGCTTCTACAGCTAGTAGCTATACGTTAACTCTTCCAGCTAAGAATGGTACAGTTGCAACTACCGCAGACATCATACCGTCTGGCTCAGTTACTAACTTTTTTCAAGCTGCTGCGCCTACTAATTGGACTAAAGTAACTACCAATAATGATGCGGCTATACGTATCGTAAGTGGTACAGGTGGTGGAACAGGTGGATCCGTAGGGTTCACTACAGCGTTTGCTTCGCAGGCTACTTCAGGAACGGTAGGTGGGTTTACTTTATCTACGTATGAAATTCCAAGCCATAACCACTACGGTAATATGACGTTTAATTCTCCCGCTGGCGGGGGTGGACCAATACCATACTCAGGTGTCTCAACCAAAGTAGGTGACTATTATGCTGGTGTAGGAATTAATTCACCGTTTAACGTGGCGTCACAAGGTGGCGGCGGATCTCATAA